CCCTTACACACAGGCAGTAGCAGGTAAAGTAAGACTTATTGTTAATACCAATTTCAACTGGGTAAAAGTTCGTACAGAAAGCTTTGCAGCAAAATATATTGGATAATCTTAATTGATAGACTTTTAAAAGGTGAGTATAACAACTCACCTTTTTTTGTGAAAATAATAACTGATATTTTCAGTATTTATAATAAACAAAATATTATGGCATATATATCACTTTCACAACTAAAGGAACAATTAAATATTGAACAAGAATTTGTTTCTGACGATGGTTATTTAACTCAATTAATTAGCGTGTCGGAATTAGCAATTGATAATTATTGCAATGCTGGCTTAAGTGGTTACACCGCTAATGATATTCCAGTAACTGTACAACAAGCAGCACTGCTATTAGCATCACACTTTTATTTAAATCGCCAAATAGTAAGCTTTGCACAAGGTGTGGAAATACCCTATACTTTTCAATTCTTATTGAATCCGTACAAAAATTATGTAATACAATAAAATCACAAAACAATGGGTATAACAGCAGGTAATTTAAGACAGGTAATTAATATACAAAATCTCGTAGCTACTAAAGACAGTTATGGAAGTGATAAAAAGTCATGGCAGAATTTCTTAACACTAAGGGCTGGTGTAAAATATTTAAGTGGTAGTAAAGGAATTGATAATAACGAAATATTTACTCAATACGGTGTAGAATTCATTGTGTATTTCCGTGAAGGAATACTACCAAATATGAGAATTTTATTTGGGTCAAAAGCATATAAAATAAATGCCATATCTGAAATTGGATTTCGTGAGGGATTAATAATAACAACAGAATTAATAAACGAATAAATGATAAATACAATATATAAAGTTGATAGAGGTGATACAGTTGTAATTCCAATTCTTGCTACTATTCCAGCAGGGGCAATAACTACTGCTTATTTGCGCCAAACACCGGAAAGCCCTAGTTATTATGTACTGGTTATTTCCGGTAATAGTGTTATTATTTCATCAAGCATTACAGAAGCACTAGTTGGACACTGGGAATTTGATATTCAAACAGTAATTAATTCCAACACTGAAACAGTACAACACACTGATTTATTTTTTGTCACAGACATAACTAGAAATTATGAAAGTGGAATAACACCACAAACAGACGGTGCAGCTATTGCGGTGACGTATGCCGCACTTAAATCACTTGTTGATACTAGTGCTTTAATTCAGGGTAAAAGCTATTACATAAGCGATTATTGTACTAAACATAATATATATAGTGGAAACACTGTTACGACAACTATAAATACAGGCACTATTGAACCACTATTAGTTCAAGCTATTAGTGCTACAGCTATTGGCACAAGTGCTTTTTCACCTGCTTTTCCCAAAGATATAATTAACTATGACTTTACGCAAAATCTTTGTGAAGACCTTACGACAGCCAGAACAGGTAAAATAATATACAGAAAAGATAGATATGGAAATTCAGCACCTTATGATTTATACGTTGTAAAGCATATGGTATTTCCACTAGTCGCTAGAACTTGGACTAATTCACTTGTTTTTGTTAATGATCAAATATGTGAGTATTTAGGAATTATTTACAAGTGTAAAATAGTTGGTGCTGGTGCTGGTACTACTGAAAGCATAGGTGAAAATCCAATTGCTGGAAAAAATTGGATTCCATATTTAAATAAAAATATTTGGGATTCGTATATATTCGATAAAACATCTATTGCTGGTGATATTGTAGACGCAACAAAAACTTGGGGCACACCTAAATTAGTTTACACGTTTTGTGATGCTAGTGGAACACTACATAATGAATTATTTCGTGGTGTTGAAATTCACGAAAACAATACAGATTTAATCCAATCACAAGTACCAACGACACAGCAAACAAAGCCTTGTGTTTATCCAAGAATTGTTTGCCAAAATACAGTTAGTGGTAAAATATATTCAGGCATTAAATTATCAAAAACGACAAATAATATATTCATTCAAAACAGCTATGATTTATCAATTAATTCTGGATGTCATTCAAACATAATTACCAATAGTTATTCATTGAATCTCGATACTTTTTCAGTGCGTAATATAATTAATTCTTGTAGTAATATTAAAATAGCAATTGGTACAGGTAACGTTATTAACAATAGTTCACTAATGCTTTTCAACGGTGAAACACCAAGTAATTCAATACGTAGAATTGCTGATTGTGTTACAGGTGCTGACTTTTGGGGTAATAATATTCAAAATCTTATTTATAGTCATTTTGCCAATACTACTAAATTAAGTTTTTTCGGTTATTGTACACACTTGAATTTTCTAGGATATTGTGATGGTTGCTATTTTCCAGATGGATGCGAAAACATAACAGCACTAACAAATTTATATTATACCACTTTACCAGCCAATGCCAGAAATATTATTTGGGAAGCCTATGTTGTAGGTTCGGGTGTTAATTTAAGTGAATTTGAAACACTATTAGCAACAGATGAACAGAAACGAATTGTTGGTGATAGATCAAACGGTGGTAAACTTTATGTAATTACACGTGATTTAGAAACAGGTGCTGAAATATATACACTACTTAAATAATGCCAACAATATTTAGACCCGTTAAAAAGCAATATAAACGCACTACAGAGACAATTAAAACGAATAGTCTAATACACCGACACGTATATAATACCGTGTCTTGGCGTGTCCTACGCATTGAGAAGCTTAAAAATTCACCACTATGTGAATGCCCTAGTTGTAAAACTGCCAAAATAGTTATTCTTGCACATGATGTACATCATATAATTCCAATAAGTACTGCTGGTGACAACGTAGAAAAGATCAAGGCATTGGGCTTTGCCTACGATAATTTAATGAGTGTTTCAAGGGATTGCCATAAAAAAATACACGCAGAACTAAAAGAAAAAATAGAATATCTGAATTGGTAAGTATTTATAGTATGGAAACCGGATTAAAAATTGCTGATATAAATAAAATGCTCCAAATGCTTAAAGGCATTGAACCTGCTTTGCAATCTAAGATAGTTAAAGATGGAATTTTGTCAGGTGCTAAAATAATTAATTCGCAAGCAAAACAAAACCTATACGCAAGTAAAAAGAATAAGTCCAAAACAGGTTATCAATACTATTCACAAGCTTTTAGAATTGAACCTAAAAAGGCACTAAATGCAGAGCAATTAGGGGGTGCAGTTGTTGGTGTTAAGAATTACAAATTACGTTGGATTCAATGGGGTACAAAAAAGCGTGAAATGCTAGTAACATCAAATATTAAAAGCCCAAAGTGGAAACAAGCCAAACGTGGTACTTATCAAAATAGGGGTCAAATAAAGAAAACAAATTTCTTTTACAGTGCTGTTGAAACACGTAGTACAGAAGCCCTTAATGCAATTAGTGCTGCTATAATTAAATCACTAGAACAGAATTTAAATAAATCAAAATGATAGAAATAGGAAAAGCAATCTATTCAATACTTACTGGTCACACTGGCACAACTGCACTAGTACCTGCTGCTAGAATATATCCGGTTATTTTACCAGAAAAAACAGATTTACCAGCATTTACTTTCACTCGTAGATTCGATGTTGATTACGACAAAGATGGCTGCATAAGCGATAATATCTTAGACTTTACAATTGTTTCTTTTGACTATGAAGAAACTATTAAAATAGCACTACAAATATCAGCAGCACTTAATTATTATTACGGCACTAGTGGCAATAAGAGAATTTTTAAAATACGTCTTATTGCAGGTGATGAAGCATATGAAGATGATGCATTTGTGCAGCGATTGAGTTTTGCAGTAAAAAGTGCTGAATAAGAAATAAAAAATAAATAAATCAGTATTTATTACTAGAGAAAATAATAACAGAATTTAAAAATATAAAACAATGGCATACGAAAACACAAAATTTAATTATAGTGGTGACATGGCAATATTTATTGGTGGTAAACCAATAGCTTTTAGTACTGATGCATCATTAGATACAAGTCGTAATATGATTGATGCAGGGTCTAAAGACGCTGGAAAAAATGAAGAATATATTGCAGGTAAAGTTGGTTACACAGCTAGTGCAACTTTTAGGAGTGCTGAAGGTCTTGT